ATAGATAATGGGATTTAAACTAGGAAAAGAAAAAGGATTACAAGTATCTAATGGAGAAATTCAAAATAAGATGAGATTCAATAAAGATACTGTATCTATACCTGGTGTACCTGTTTTCAGAAAAGACCTAGGCGAGGGCATATTAGGTGAGGCTAATATGGATGGAAGTGTTTTTCTTAGCAATGACATTGAGCCTGGCAGCAAACAAGAAAGAGAAGTTCTCATACATGAGATGAGGCATGCCACCGACATGAGAATCGGTAAACTAAAATACGAAGACGATTATATTAAGTATAACGGAGAGACGTATCAAAGAAAAGACATTAACGGGGAGGATATGATTAACTACGATGGTAAATGGATCCAAGCTGGTAGTACTAAGTTCCCTTGGGAGCTCGAAGCAAACAACGGTAATAAATAACAATTAAACAAATTAAACAAAAATGGCAACATTAACACCAACATTAACTTTAGCATCTTCAGATATGAATGGAGATGTCTTGAACTTATCAGTGACAGATACTCTGGCGGTTCTTGGACAAGTTACAACAAAACAAGTAGTGGCAACAACATCAGGAGTTGTGTTTGCCGCAGCAGCTAATTATACTAAATCATTTGTATACTTAAAGAATCTTAGTACGGTAGCAGCTGAAATCATAACAATTGAAAAAGCAGATTCAGGCGATGAGTACCTTTTTTTAGGTGCTGGAGAATTTGCGTTCTTCCCTTGGGCGTCATTAGTAGACTTAGCATTAGACGCAGCAACAGGATCACCTGTATTAGAAGTTAGAATATATCAAGAAGCAGCAGCATAAATTAATAAATAAATAAACAAAAAACATGGCAACATTAACACCAACACTTACGCTTGCTAGCACTGATATCTTTGCTGGTCAACCGTTAAATTTATCTGTTACAGATACTTTAACAGTATCAGCTCCAATGACGGATATATCAAGAATGAATACTAATGATAATATTGGTAACGGAGCTGGTATAATTATACCGGATTTACAACAAGACACTTACTATGTATATATAAAGCACACTGCTGTTTTAGCATCTGACGGTTTAACTGCAGCAAATGCTGGGGATGACTTTGTAACCCTTAGTAATGCAGATGGAGAAGCTGGATCTGAACTTTTAAGATTATACCCTGGAGAATTTGCATTTTTCCCTTTAGCTCCAGCAGATGGAACGGATGGTGGTGTAGAGGTAGGAGGTTTAAAAGTAACAGCGGCTTCAGCAGAAGTACAGATTAACTACGGTTTCTGGAAGAGATCATAGTGGAAATATTTAAAGATAACAATAACTGGAACGAGAAATCTATTATCGGATTCATTGCATTTGCAATAATGTGTGTGATTATGATAGTAGATCTTGTAACCGGTTGGTTAGGTAGAGACTTAATGATTAATGAATTTGTATATGATTCGTTTGTACTTGTAGTACTTGGTTGCTTTGGTATAAGTGGATTAGAAAAATTCGCAAAAAAATAGATTATGGCATTTAAAATGAAGGGCTTTAGCCCATTTACTAAAAAACAAGATACAGACCCAAGAAAATCTCCAGAAGCAAGGGAAAAAGCTGCAAAAGAGATCAAGGAGTTAGAAAATAGACCTGATTATAAAAGAAATGAACTCTTAGGAACCATAAGTGACATTAAGTTTGGCGCTGAAGGTAGATCATTAACAGATAGCGAGAAGAAGCAAATAGCAGATCTTAAGGCTCAAATTGCCGCATTATAGTATGGCGTTTAAATTACCGGGCTTTAGCCCATTTACAAAAAAAGCAGGGCCAGAAACTAAAAAGTTTGATATTGATAATAATGTTGATCCTTTTTCAGACGAAGAGACGGCTTATGAAAATGCTCAAAATGATTACGACACTGATAATCCAACCAAAGAGCAATTAGCGAAAGCTTTAGCAAAAGTAAAATCAGAAAAGACAAGATGAGTATTTTAACTAAAATATTTTCTGGTGGTGCTGCTGATCTTGTAAAAGGTATAGGTGGAGTTGTAGACAATCTGCATACATCTAAAGAAGAAAAGTTAGAGGCAGAAAGAAAAATAAAAGAATTAATAGCTAACTACGAGATTGAGATGGAAAAAAACATTACTTCTCGTTGGGAAGCAGATTTAAAATCAGACTCATGGCTTAGCAAGAACGTTAGACCAATGGTTTTAATATTTTTAATAGTATGCACTATGCTATTGATATTCATAGACGCAGGTGCGATAAAATTTAACGTGAAAGACTCTTATGTAGATCTTTTACAATTAGTATTAATAACCGTGATCGGCGCTTATTTTGGCGGTAGATCATTAGAAAAAGTAAAAAAATAAATTATGATTAATGGAAAATATCAATTGGCTACTATTGAGCCAAAAATAGATGCACTACCTAACCAGGCGTTTGCAAACAAAGATTTGCTTTTTGACTGGACTGCGTTTCAAGTACCAAAAGGAACTTGCGCTATTAAATCAATAAACATTATAATGCAAGGTACTGATGCTGTCGCTGCTAATGGAGCAATTGACTTTGGTTTGTTTTTTGCTAAAAGTATAAATAATGTTGCACCACCTTCATTAGGCACAACTAATGCCCCGGTAACAGTTATAAAAGCTGCGGCCGCTAGAAGACATATTATAGCTTATCAAGCTATAGATTCTTCTGAAATGGAAGATAACCAAGACGCTTTAATAGGTTATAACATACTTGGAAGTGGAAACCTTAACACATCAAATATAGCTTCGAATAGACATGACGCTGTATTAGAAGGAGATCCATCTTTTGGTGGAGACGCTAACTACAGTAAAACAGTTGAGGGTTTTCAAACTATATGGGTTGCTGGAATAACAATTGGAGCAGCTAACTTTGGTACGGCTTGCCTTATTGATGGTGCAGTTACAGATCTCGCTACTAGAACTTTTGATGTATCTGAAGATACTGATGCAGATGATGTTTTTGCAGTTGGCGACGAACTTATAGCTTGTGCCTCTAATGGAACTAGCGTTCAGGTAATTGGAACTGTCACGGCTGTAACTGCTGATACGGTTACTACTGATGGTGTGGGATTTGATGGTGCTTTAGCTAATGATGATGAAGTATGCTTTAGAAGCCCTATAACATTAAGATTAGGATTAGAATATTAAAAACAAACAATTAACTTAAATTAAATAAAAATGGCAACAACAAAATTAAAAGGTACAAGTAAAAAAATTAAAGAACTTAAAGGTGTTAAACCTGAAAAAGTTAAAAGCGAGGAGTTAGAAAAGATACAAAGTGTAGTTGGTAAAATAAACAATCTTTATGTTGAGTTGGGTAGGTTAGAAGCGCTTAAGCATAACAACCTACACACTTTAGCTGGTATTCAAGACGAATTAATGGTAGTGCAGAATGATTTAAATAAAGAGTATGGTACTGATGATATTAATATTCAAACTGGAGAAATAAAATACGAAGACGATGTCAAAGTTAATTCGTAAAATAAGTATCGGTAAAGATTATAAGAATGACGCTATGCACTATGCTGTAGGGCAAGAAGTGTACGGTGGTCATACTATCTGCGATATTATAGAGGAAGACGATAAGTTTTCTGTCTATATCAAAAAAAATAAAGACGTATTACCTTGGAAAGACTTTAACAAGAATATGGCTGTGTCCGTAGAATATAACTTACAATATTAAAACTATGAGAAATTCACCACTAAAAGCGTTTGTAGATTTAACTAGAAAAGATGGGCCTAGAGTGTCTGAAAAAGAAAAAAAAGATAGACAAGATAAAACCCGTAAAGAAAGAGAAAAGGCAAATAAATTTGAACATAACGTAGAGGCTAAGATGGATCATTATAGAGATACTTTTAGGAAATAATGAAAAGCGTTTACAACTTTGTTGTAAAGCCAAAAGGAGAAAGATATAACAATACTAAAAAATTTGACGGTGGAGAGTTAATACTTAACACAGATATATTTCAACACCAGTATGTTAACAGAGAAGCTATTGTTATATCAACCCCAATTATTGGTGATACAGATATAAAACCAGGAGATACAGTTATAGTGCATCACAATGTTTTTAGAAGATGGAATGATATGAAAGGCATTGAAAGAAATAGTAAGTCTTATTTTAACGAAAATACTTACCTTATAAACCACGATCAAATCTTTTTATACAAACAAAAGGATAAGTGGATAGCTCCAAAAGGATATTGTTTTGTAATACCTTTAAAAGCTACAAATCAGTTTAACACTGAGTCTGAAAAACCTTTACAAGGTATTGTCAAATATTCTGACGGTACAGTTAAAGTTAACGATCTAGTTGGTTTTAGACCAAGTAGTGAATACGAGTTTATAGTTGATGGCGAGAGACTATATCGAGTTTTATCTAATTTTATTACAATCAAATATGAACATCAAGGAAACGAAGAAACGTATAATCCAAGCTGGGCACAAGGCAGTTGAAGAGCTTATCAAAGTAGGTGAAGAAGCTATTGTCACTGACTCTGAAGATGATCTAACAGCTGATAAGTTAAAGAACGCCGCAGCATCTAAAAAACTAGCTATATTTGACGCATTTGAGATACTTAACAGAATTGAAGAAGAAGAAAACTTGCTTGAGGGTAAAACACCTGAAGAGGCAAAGGAAAAAACTTTTAAGGGATTCGCAGAAAGTAGATCTAAATAATGTACGAGCAAAGTTTAGTTAAGACAGTTGAGCCGGTTAAGAAAACTACTATCAGTAGACTTAACAAGGGTAAGAAATGGAAATACGGTTACGATAAAGAACACGATATTATAGTGTTATCTCAAAACGGGCAAATAGGTGAGATAATAGAAATACAAGGACTAGTTATTGCGCTACCAAAAGCTCCTAAAGAAGTATACAAAGATCCGAAGAACAAATGGGTGAAATTCGAGTATCCCAAGGAGTTGCAAAGAATTAAGAATATATTCGATTGGAGGAATTATCCGGAAAGCAGTAAAGAAAAATGGTACGATTACATAGATCAAGAATTCACAAGAAGGGAGGAGGGTTTTTGGTTCACGAATAATGGTAAACCAACCTGGATAACAGGTACGCAATACATGTACTTGCAATGGAGTAAAATTGATGTAGGTGCTCCAGATTTTAGAGAGGCAAACAGATTGTTTTATATATTCTGGGAAGCTTGTAAAGCAGACAAAAGATGTTACGGAATGTGCTACCTTAAAAATAGACGTTCTGGATTTTCTTTCATGTCATCAGCGGAAACGGTTAATTTAGCCACTCTTGCCAGTGATAGTAGATTTGGTATATTATCTAAAACTGGATCAGATGCAAAAAAGATGTTTACGGACAAAGTTGTTCCTATATCAATTAATTATCCTTTCTTTTTTAAACCTATCCAAGATGGTATGGATCGTCCTAAATCAGAACTTGCTTATAGAGTACCTGCTAGTAAGTTTACAAGAAAGAAAATGTCAGCTACAGATGGTTTGGAAGAAATCGAAGGCTTAGACACGACGATTGATTGGAAAAATACCGGAGACAATAGTTATGATGGTGAAAAGTTAGCATTATTAGTACATGATGAAAGTGGTAAGTGGGAGAGACCCGATAATATTTTAAATAACTGGAGGGTTACAAAAACATGTTTACGATTAGGTAGTAGGATTATTGGTAAATGTATGATGGGCTCAACTTCAAACGCTTTAGATAAAGGTGGAGAAAACTTTAAAAAACTATACAATGCCTCAGATGTCACGAAGCGAAATAGAAATGGTCAGACAAAGTCTGGATTATACTCTCTTTTTATCCCAATGGAATGGAACTACGAAGGGTTTATTGACGAGTATGGAATTCCAGTATTTACTACTCCTGATATCGATAGATTCACACCAGACGGTGAACTGATAGATGTAGGTGTAATAGATAACTGGCAAAACGAGGTAGATGGTCTAAAAGACGATCAAGACGCTTTAAATGAGTTCTACAGGCAATTCCCTAGAACTACAGAGCACGCATTTAGGGATGAGACTAAAGGAAGTATATTTAACTTAGTTAAGATATACGAGCAGATAGATTATAACGAAGAACTGTCTAGAACTCTAGGAATTACAACAGGTAATTTTCAGTGGGTCAATGGGATTAAAGATTCTCAAGTAATATTTTATCCAGATCCAAAGGGTAGATTTAAAGTTAGCTGGGTTCCACCTCAACAGCTACAAAACAGGATAATACTTAAAAACGGTATTAAATATCCTGGCAATGAACACATGGGAGCTTTTGGTTGTGATAGTTACGATATATCAGGTACAGTGGATGGGGTTGGATCAAAAGGAGCTTTACACGGTCTAACTAGATTCAGCATGGAAGATGCTCCGGCTAACAGTTTCTTTTTAGAATACTTGTCTAGACCACCAACGGCCGAGATGTTCTTTGAGGACGTTCTAATGGCTTTAGTATTTTACGGGATGCCTATACTCGCAGAGAACAACAAACCTCGTCTCTTGTATTATCTGAGGCGTAGAGGATACAGAGGGTTTAGTATGAATAGACCAGATAAAATATGGAACAAGTTGTCCGTTGCAGAAAAAGAAGTAGGTGGTATACCTAACTCTTCAGAAGATATTAAACAAGCTCACGCAGCGGCGATTGAGATGTATATACAAGATCACGTTGGAATGAAGCAAGATGGAACGTTTGGTGATTTGTATTTCAATGAGCTACTAAACGATTGGGCAAAGTTTGATATAAACAAAAGAACAAAGCATGATGCATCGATAAGTTCTGGTTTAGCTATTATGGCTAACAACAGACATTTATATGCACCAAACGCCAAGATAGAAAAACAACCATTAAGTATATATATTTCAAAATATTCAAATACTGGGGGTATGTCTAAAATAATTAAAAAATAAGATGAATAGACGAACTACAAATAATTTCTTTCCTAGCCAAGTAGTTAGTGATGCCGAGAAGATTAGTTATGAATACGGTTTAAAGGTTGCTCGTGCTATTGAACGAGAGTGGTTTGACAATAGTTCTAATGGTAGTAGGTATAATAAAGGATTAAATAATTTTCACAATTTAAGACTGTATGCTAGAGGTGAGCAATCTATACAAAAATATAAAGATGAATTATCTATTAATGGTGATTTATCATATCTAAACTTAGACTGGAAACCAGTTCCAATTATACCTAAGTTTGTTGACATAGTTGTTAACGGAATTGCAGAGAAACTATATGATATAAAAGCATACTCACAAGACCAAGCTGGAGTTAGCAAAAGAACAGCCTACATGGAGCAAATCCTTGATGATATGGCAATGAAAGATTTTGATGCGGCTACAAAAGAAGGTTTAAATATAGACCTGTCAAAAACACCAAAAGAAGAACTTCCCGACTCAGAAGAAGAGCTAGCATTACACATGCAACTTAACTATAAGCAAGCTGTTGAGTTAGCTGAGGAGGCGGCTTTAGGCGTTTTGTTTAAAGGCAATAACTACGATTTAATAAAAAGAAGGTTCTACCAAGATTTAACAATACTGGGTATTGGAGCTGTAAAAACTTCTTTTAACACGTCTGAAGGTGTGGTTATAGACTATGTTGATCCGGCTAACTTAGTTTATTCGCATACAGAATCACCATATTTTGAGGACATATACTATGTTGGCGAGGTAAAAGAAATTCCAATTAACGAGTTGGTTAAAGAATTTCCACATTTAGAACACGAAGACTTAGAGGAAATATGTAAAAAGAATAGTGCTTATAGAGACATGGGCCGTAGAAATCGTGATAACGATAATAACAAAATTCAAGTACTATACTTTAACTATAAAACTTATATGAACGAAGTTTATAAGGTTAAAGAAACAGCTAGTGGTTCTGCTAAAATAATAAAAAAAGATGATAAGTTTAATCCACCAGTAGATGTAGACTTTAAGTTTTCTAAATTACAAAGAGCTATCGAGTGTTTATATGAAGGAGCGTTAATCCTTGGTACTGATAAATTACTTAAATGGGAGATGGCGAGGAATATGATGCGTACTAAAAGTGATTACACTAAAGTTAAAATGAACTATGCTATCTGTGCACCAAGAATGTATGAAGGACGAATAGAATCACTTGTAAGCAGAATAACTGGGTTTGCTGACATGATACAACTAACTCATTTAAAACTTCAACAAGTATTATCTAGAATGGTTCCTGATGGTGTTTATTTAGATGCAGACGGTTTGGCTGAAATAGATTTAGGTAATGGAACAAACTACAATCCACAAGAAGCGCTTAACATGTACTTTCAAACAGGTTCTGTTATTGGTAGATCGTTAACTCAAGATGGTGATCAAAACATGGGTAAAACACCTATACAAGAAATATCTAATAGTAGTGCTGCTGCTAATAAAATGCAGGGGTTAATCAATACTTACAACTACTATTTACAAATGATTAGGGATACAACTGGTTTAAACGAAGCTAGAGATGCTTCCACACCAGACGCTAAATCGTTAGTTGGTATACAAAAAATGGCTGCAGCAAACTCAAATGTAGCTACAAGACATATCTTACAGAGTGGTATGTTCTTAACAGCAGAAGTTGCTGAATCATTATCTTTAAGAATATCTGACATACTAGAATATTCTCCAACAAAAGATGCTTTCATACAATCTATAGGCGTTCATAATGTTGCTACATTAAAAGAGATGGCAGAGTTACACTTATACGATTTTGGAATATTCTTAGAGTTAGCACCAGATGATGAAGAAAAACAAATGTTAGAAAATAACATACAAACATCTATACAGCAAGGATCAATAGACTTAGAAGATGCTATTGACTTAAGAAACATTAGAAATATTAAGCTAGCTAATCAAATGCTTAAAATTACTAGAAAGAAAAAAGCAGAGTTAAAGCAAAAGCAAGAACTCGAAATGACAGAAGCTCAAGGTAAATCTCAAGCAGAAGCTTCTAAAGCAGCAGCAGAAGCAGAGACTCAAAAAGCTCAGGCAGCACACCAATTGAACGTTGAGTTGGAAAATGTAAAGTCACAAAATAAAACTCAGCAAATGCAAATGGAATCTGAGATTAAAAAAGAACTCATGCAAATGGAGTTTGAGATCAACATGAAGCTTCAAGAGATGAACATGAAGGAGGTTGATATGAAAGACACAAGAAAAGAAGATCGTAAAGACGATAGAACAAAAATGCAAGCATCACAACAGAGTGAGCTTATAGACCAAAGATTAAATAAGAAACCACCTAAAAAGTTTGAGTCCTCAGGTAATGATATAATGAGTGGCGAGTTCGGTTTAGGAGCATTTGGTCCTAAGTAAAATTATTAACTATTATTATATTATATTATGGCAGAAAAAGAAGAGCCAATCGCTGATAGCGAAACTGGCAAAATTAAAGTAAAGAAAAAAGAAACAAAACAACCAGACGGTAACGAAACAAAAGGTAACGTTACTAAGGTTGCGGCAAAAATGAAGAAACCAGCTGAAGCTGTTGAACCAACAGTTACAAAGGTTGATTTAAACAATCCACCAGAAGAAAAACCAGTTGAAGAAGTTAAACCTGAAGCTGAAGCGCAAGAGGTGGAAAAACAAGATGTACCAGTTGTAGAGGAAATTACTAACGAAACCGTAGAGCAGGTAGAAGAAGTAGCCGTTGAAGCTGCTGAGGCTATAAAAGAGTCTATGGAGACTGGCGAGCCTTTACCAGAGAATATTCAAAAGTTAGTTAACTTTATGGATGAGACTGGTGGTGATTTAAATGATTACGTTAAGCTTAATAGAGATTACAGTGATATGGATAACCAAGACATACTGTATGAGCATTACAAGCAAACTAAACCTCATTTAAATGCAGAAGAAATTAACTTCCTTTTGGAAGATCAATTCTCGTTCGACGAAGATGTAGACGACGATAGAGAAATACGTAGAAAAAAACTAGCGTTAAAAGAGCAAGTTGCAAACGCTAAATCTCAATTGGAAGAGAGTAAATCCAAATACTATGAAGACATTAAAGCTGGGTCTAAACTAACTGACGATCAACAAAAGGCAATTGATTTCTTTAATAGATACAACAAGGAAGAAGCGAGTAACAAAGAGGTAGCAGATAAACAAAAATCTACTTTCTTAAATAAAACCGAGCAGGTTTTTAACGACAAATTCAAAGGTTTTGAATATGAGATCGGGGATAAGAAATTTAGATACAACGTAAACAACGCTGGGGCGGTTAAGGATACTCAGGTAGACATTAATAATTTTGTCAAGAAGTTCTTGAATGAAAATAATGAAATGTCAGATGCTCAAGGTTATCATAAATCACTTTATACAGCAATGAATGCTGATGCTATCGCTAAACACTTTTACGAACAAGGCCAGGCTGATGCTATGAAAGATAGTGTTGAAAATGCTAAAAACATAGATATGAGCCCTAGACAATCACACGGTACTGTAAGTGCTGGTGGTATAACCGTAAGAGCTTTAGGTGATAACTCTGCTGATTTCAAATTTAAAATTAAAAACAAAAAATAACAAATTAAAAATTTAAAATTATGGCAATATCAAACCCTGGTGGTTTGTTAAATAGTGTTCCAGCTGCAAGGCAACAAACATTATCTACAAACTATCTAGATTTTACAGGCGCAGGTAACGACTGGGCACAACAATATTTACCAGATCTTATGGAGCAAGAAGCTGAAGTTTTCGGACCGAGAACTATTTCAGGATTTCTTTCAAAAGTAGGAGCTGAAGAGTCTATGACTTCTGACCAAGTAGTTTGGTCTGAGCAATCAAGATTACACTTATCGTATACAGGTACGGTTCAACCAACTGGAGATGTAAATGGTACAATTACAATAGCTAACGATATTGATGGACAAGCTGTTGCAGCTGGAAAACACGGTATTAGAGTTAACGATATGTTGTTAATAGCACAAGCTGGCGCTGTAGTTAAAGCTTTGGCTGTTGAAACTCCAAACTCAAATGTTATTACAGTCGAGCCTTACGCAGAGGCAACTTTATCTGCTGCTGGTCTTACTGCCGCTGCTTGTACTGTGTTAGTTATAGGTTCTGAGTTCGGTAAAGGAGCTGCTTATGCTGATGAAACTGGTACTTTTAAAACTGATTCAAGAGGAGCTAACGAGCCTTCATTCAAAACGTTTACTAACAAGCCAATCATTATGAAAGATTACTACGAAGTATCAGGTTCTGATGTTTCTAGAGTTGGTTGGGTTGAAGTTGCTGCTGAAGATGGTCAAGCTGGGTACTTATGGTACTTAAAAGCTGAAGCTGATACAAGAGCTCGTTTTAACGATCACTTAGAAATGACTATGCTTGAAGCTGAAAAAACAGTTGCTAACTCTATTATTGGATTTGGCGAGAACAGTCAAGTTAGAGGTGCTGCTGATGCTGGTGCTAACGGAGCTGGTACTGAAGGTTTATTCGCTGCTATTGAGTCAAGAGGTAATATTACTTCTGGTATCACTGGTGTTAACGCTGCAACTGATTTAGCTGAATTTGATGCTATTTTAGCTGAGTTTGATTCTCAAGGTGCTATTGAAGAAAACATGATGTTTGTAAACAGAGCTACTTCGTTAGCAATGGATGACATGTTAGCTTCTATGAATTCTTACGGAGCTGGAGGTACTTCTTACGGAGTATTCGACAACGAAGAAGATATGGCTTTAAACTTAGGTTTCTCTGGTTTCAGAAGAGGTTCTTATGACTTCTACAAGTCTGACATGAGATACTTGAATGACAAAGCTACAAGAGGTGGTATTAACTCTGCTGCTGGTTCAGCTGCTATCCGTGGTATTATTGTTCCTGCTGGAACTTCTACGGTTTATGACCAACAATTAGGGAAAAACCTTAAGAGACCATTTTTACATGTTAGGTACAGAGCTTCACAAACTGACAATAGAAAAATGAAAACTTGGGTTACTGGTTCTGTTGGAGCTGCTACATCTGCTTTAGATGCAATGCAAATCCACATGTTATCAGAAAGATGTTTAGTTACACAAGGTGCTAACAATTTCATGTTAATGAAATAAGCATTTATTATATTAAAGACCGGGGCTTCGGCCTCGGCCTTTTATTTTTATTAATTTATATTATATTATATTATGGCAAAGAAAACAAAGAAGGTTGAGGTAGAACCTCAAATTGAAACAATGGAAGAAGTAGTTACAGAATATTTTGAAGAGCCTGTAGTTGAAGAACCAAAAGCAAGAGAAAGATTAAAACCTACAAACGAGTGGGAAATTAAAGATAGAATGTATTACTTGAAAGGCGGTAAAACACCTTTATCTAGATCTATAAAATCTACAGGTATATTTTACTTTGATGAAGAAAAAGGTTACGAAAGAGAACTTAAGTACTGTCAAAATCAAAGAACACCATTTGTTGACGAGATGAAAGGTGATCAAAGATTAGAGCATATTGTGTTTAGGTCAGGCGCTTTATACGTACCAAAAGAAAAAACAATTTTACAAAAACTACTTTCTTTATACCACCCAGGTAAAGATGTTATGTACGAAGAGTACAAGCCAGAAGGTATTGCAGCTGAAGAAATTGATGTGTTAAATATTCAAGTTGATGCTTTAATAGCGGCTAGAAATATTGATATAGATATGGCTGAAGCTATTATGCGTGTAGAGAAAGGATCTGAAGTATCAGAGTTAAGTTCTAAGGAGCTTAAAAGAGATTTATTAGTATTTGCAAGAAATAATCCTAAGCTCTTCTTAGAGCTAGCGGATGATGAAAATGTAATGCTAAGAAACTTTGGTATTAAAGCTGTTGAAAATGGAATATTAAGATTATCTTCTGATCAAAGAAACTTTATGTGGGGTAGTAATGGAAGGAAACTAATGGTTATACCATTTGACGAACATCCTTATACTGCATTAGCACATTGGTTTAAAACTGATGAAGGTATGGAAATCTATTCTAATATAGAGAAAAGATTAAATCAATAACAAAATAATATGGTTGTCCTTCGGGGCAACCATTTATTAAAATTTAATTTTATGGAGGACAAATCAAAGGGTTTAGGAGACTCAATAGAAAAATTTACAAAAGCAACAGGGATAAAAAATATTGTTGATCAAGTTAATAAACTTAGAGGAAAGAAAGATTGTGGTTGTGGAAAAAGAAAAGATCAGCTTAACAAAAAATTCCCTTATAAAAAATAAAAAAATATGATACTAGTAGACACGGTATATCAAAGAGTTTTAGCGCTAGCTAACAAAGAACAGAGAGGGTATGTAACGCCTCAAGAGTTTAATCTACTAGCTAATCAAGCTCAAATGGAAATATTTGAACAATATTTCTACGATCAAAAAAGTGAAGATCAAAACCTAAAAAATTCAACCGAATTTTCTAATGTAGACGAGATGTTAGACGAAAAACTCTCTATATTTAAAACTACACAAGCCTTAACAGTTGCTGGATCTATTGGAACACTTCCTAACAACATGTATAGACTAGGATCTTTATTCTATGCTAGTTCTTTAATTGAAGTAGAGCAAGTCACAGAAGAGGAACTGATGTACCTACAGCAATCACCTTTAGCAAAGCCAAGTGTTTATTGCCCTGCTTTCGTAAGAAGTGGTGGTGATGTTGTGACGCTGTATCCTACTCCACTAACTGCTATAAATTTAAATTATATAAGAATGCCTTTGAAAGTTAATTGGGGTTACTCCGTTATTAACGATAAAGCTCTTTATAATGGAACACCAGGTGTTTCGACGGATTTTGAATTACACAAGAGTGATGAGACTGAGTTGGTTTATAAAATATTATCGCTAGCTGGCATAGTCGTGGTGAAACCAGGTTTAGGCACTTATGCAGAACAACAAATAGCAGCACAAAAAACTCAAGAAAAACAATAAGAAATGGGATTATACAATGGTAGTTTAGCTAATTATTATGGAGGTTTAGAGGATACTGGATCTTATCAATTCATATCTGTAACAGATATTATAAATAACTTTCGAGTTGCTTATGTAGGCGAGGATAAAATAATACCTAAAATATCTAGAGCAGATATAAAGTTTCATGCTTTAAGAGGTATTCAAGAGTTGTCTTACGATACATTTAGAGCTTGCAAGACACTGGAATTAGAAGTGCCACCAAGCTTATTATTGTTACTACCACATGATTATGTAGAGTACACTAAAATATCATGGATAGATAGTAATGGTAAATGCCACCCAATTAACCAATGTAAGTCATGTCCAAAAGACCCTTTGTCATACGAACAAAATGACGATGGTACTATAAATGTAGGAACAATTACAGCGGGTGAAGATGTAACGGTAACAGTACCAGCTTATGGTACCGGTTGGAATCCAGTTTATAATGATGAAGAAAAAAGATATGATGATGATGTAAATGACCCAAGAAATTGGGATGTTTGGAACGCCGCAACTACAACAACAACAACACTTGGCTCTTACTACTCACAGGATCCTACGGTAGAAGATTCTACAACTTGGGCCAACGTTCAAAATAGTGGTTCTGTAAACAGTGCTAATAACAGCGTTGACGCTGAAGATACTATGTACCAAACTAATGTTGGCCAAAGGTATGGACTAGACCCTCAGCATGCTAATATTAATGGTTGTTTTTGGATAAACTGTAGAACAGGAAAAATTCATTTTGACTCTAATTTAGCTGGTAAAACTGTGACTATACAATACATAAGCGATGGAGTTGCTACTGATGATGAGATGATAGTTCATAAGTTTGCCGAAGAAGCTATGTATAAGCATATAGCTCACTCAATATTAAACACAAGAGCTAACACAGATCGCAATATAGTTGCTACATTTAAAAAAGAAAGATTTGCTGCTGTTAGAAATGCTAAGATAAGATTATCAAGTATAAAGCTAGAAGAGATTACTCAGATAATAAGAGGTAAGTCAAAATGGATTAAACACTAAAATATGCCGTTATTTAATAAAACATTTCATTTAGGAAAAATGAACAAGGACATGGACGAGCGTGTCGTTCCTTCCGGCGAATATAGAGACGCAGTTAATATAGAGGTTCAAACTTCTAATTATTCTGACGCTGGTACGGCTCAAACTTTAATGGGTAACACCTTGATATCATCACAAATGGTACCAGATGGGAGTACTTGTGTTGGTAGTATAGCTGACAATAAAAACGACAAGGTTTACTATTTAGTTGCAGGTCCAGAAGAAAAATTTAACGAAACTGATGGTTCTACTTACGATTGGAACACACCTTCTTCTTGGAAAGATTATATAATAGAATATGATATAAAAACAGAAACTTTTAAATATGTTTTTGTAGATATATATAGAGCGAATTATGAGGTTGTTGGCTTTAAACCAAGTAGCAACGCTGATTTGTCAGGTGAGATTACAATGCAAACGCCTACAACTAATCCCTATACACACATTAGACACGATATGTTTGTTGATGTTTATGATAGCTTAGGCGCTAGTTACATAACACAACTTCAACAAAGCTCTACAACCTGCGTTGCCGGTCCAGTTGATAATATTGTACAGTTATACAGCACTTATATAGATTTTAAAAACAGTAACACTCCAATATCACCAGGTAGTTGGTTGAATTTTAGTGCAAAAAGAATATTAAACTTTCATAAAAATGTATACATAACAGGTATTAATATTATAGATGGCATGTTGTTTTGGACAGATAATCATACTGAGCCTAAAAAAATAAATATTAAAAGATCTATTGCTGGTACGGGTGGTTATGAATACTTGCCGTCAGCTATGCCTGGAGTGTTTGATGGAGACACTGATCTTTTCCATACTAGATTATGTGTAACACCAGACAAAGCTAATCCACTTACAGTAAAACTTAAAAGCTTTACACAACCTTGGTTTGTTAAAGAAGAAAACATAACTGTTATTAGGCAACACCCCTTAGCGGCTCCAATTTTAAAAATGGCTTCACATGAAGATGATAGATTCGAGGCTAACGGAGATTTTGCAGCCACATCCGCCTCTACTGATGGTAGTCCTTTGGATATAAGTGGATTACCAATTGCTGCTAATAATTCATTTTCTTACACGGCTCCTAATGGTTTTATTTATAATAAAAGAGTAGGTGATTTAATAGAAAACATTAGAGTAAGTAGTAATGTTTACTGGAAGATAGGCGATACAATATTATTTAATCAAGATCAAGGCGATGATGTTAGTGTTAGCGGGTTTACAGAGCACGATGTAAGATGTACTGTTACAGGTGGAACTGGAGTTGGTGCCCCTTCAACAGGTCCTTTTGATATGATGATAGAATCTATAGACACAGAGTCGATAGACGCAGAGCAAAAAACATGGCATCTAAGGTTGGAAAAAGAAAAACCAATGTTTGAGTTTAAGTTTCCAAGGTTTGCTTATAGGTATAAGTATGAAGACGGTGAGTACTCTACGTTTTCACCTTGGTCTGAACCGGCTTTTATACCTGGTCCATTTGATTATTTACCTAAAAAAGCATTTAACTTAGGTATGACTAATAGACTTAGAAGTCTAACTATAACTAATTACGTAGTTGAAGAATCATTAAGACCCCAAGGTGTAGTCGCTATTGATTTGTTGTACAAAGATGAGTCTTCACCTAACATATATACTGTAGAAACTATTAAAATGACTGATGGTTGGGTTCACGAAAACGACACAGAAGGTTTATTGCTTTGGCCAGACTCCGTGACTGGAACATTAGATAATTTTGGAAATCCAGTTGTTGATCCAAGCAAAAACCATAGAGGCGAGTACAAGGTTACTTCGGAGCTTATACATGCTACAGTTCCTTCAAACCAATCACTAAGACAATGGGACAACGTGCCTAGAAAAGCACTAGCACAAGAGATAACTAGTAGTAGGTTAGTTTATGGTAACTATTTACAAAACTATAATCTTACTAGTGATTTTATTGGTAATGAAATTAGGCCTAAATTATTAGTGTCACTACTACCTAGTGAAACACAACTTAACGCAACAAATATTGAGGAGGATGATGACGGAAACGATACTGTTGAAATAAACATTGTTGACGATGAGTTTAAAGCTACTGGAGTTCCAATGCCACATAAAACATGTAGATCACTTCGTGAGTATCAAGTTGGGGTAGTTTACGGTGATGAATATGGTAGAGAAACACCTGTGTTAGCAGGCGATGGATCTACTGGAACGCTAACTATACCCAAAATGTTCTCTAGCACGGCTAATCAATTAAGAGTACAGGTGGCCTCTGATCATCCTAGTTGGGCTAAGTACTTTAAGTTTTTTGTAAAAGAAACTTCTAATGAATATTACAACATGGCTATGGATCGTTGGTACGATGCTGAAGATGGTAATATTTGGTTGTCATTTCCTAGTGCTGATAGAAATAAAGTTGATGAAGAAACATTTATAATATTAAAGAAAAGACACGATACACATCAACCAGTTGATGATCCAGCTAGATATAAAATTATAGCAATAGAAAACGATGCTCCAGATTTTATTAAAACAAACGTTAAAAGTCTTGGTATTGTTTACAACAACACAGCTAAAGATGATATTGGTAGTTCTACGCTAGGTTTTCCTTTAGTTAATTTTGAGCAGATTTGGTTTAAAGACGATGCAAATGGTGCAGATAAAATATTTGGCACAGTTGGAAGTAGTAGTTCTAGTTTGTCTGGTATAATAACAATGGTAAATGATGGAAGCTGTTATATACGAGTTAGAACTGTTAACATAAAATCAGATTGGTACCAAGTAACAAAAGTGGTAAAAGACTCGGCTGATAATAGATATAAATTTACTATTGACGGTGTTTTTAAAGAAGATGTAGAATTCTCTAGTTCAGATGGTAGTTTCTCTGGCGCTGTAAGTGATTTACGTATAGAGCTAGCAAACTTTAAGGTTGAAAATAAAAAAGAATTTGAAGGCAGATTTTTTGTAAAAATATTTAAAGATTTAGTATTATTGCAAAACTTGCTTTTACCCGCAGAGAAAAAATATAAAGTTAAAGGCGCTTCTAAAATGGGTTATTGGAACACGCCAAATGGAGATAGAGCTAAAAATGCAGCCGCTGGATCTCCTCAAGCTGACTGGGAAACATTTGGTGTTAACTGTAAAGGTGAGTTTGATGCACATTCAAGCTCGTCACCCCATTACAATAACGAATTTAGAATAGGCAATGTTAATTCAACTGCTAACGATCGCAATTACTTTTTTTCTTCACCAAATATAGGTACAATGGTAGGGCCTTATCATTTGCAGTTTCCTGGGTGTAGTAGAGCAAAAGGAACTGGAACGTGGTATATGAAAGCTTCAAATTTTTTCCATATATGTGCTGCTTACGTTAGATCTCCTCAGGAAGAAAACTACAACAACTGTATCGATATTAGTCTTAACACCACTAAAGGAGAACGTGGTAAAGGAATTTATACGTATAACGGTCTACCAACCATGGATATTGGATATGTTTTTAGTGGTAGCAGTTATGTTTTTCCTCAAGAAGCGCAAATTTTTTATGATCAAATAACAACTGTTGGAACTACATTTAGATTTAGAGAAGATCCAGATGGAGTGGTTTACAAAGTTACTAACTCTAGAACTAGTGGTCAACAAACCAGCAGTCCATATAATACAAATGGTCATATTGGTCACCAACACACTTACGCGGATAAAGTAAGTTGGTGGAATGCAAATAAAGGTAATCGCAAGGTTAGGTTTAGTGTTAGTTTTGAAGATGTAAACCAACCTGGAACTGTTTTTAATGGTCCTAGTGGGTATAATGTAATAGGTGGTAAAAGCACAACAAAAACAACTGGAGTTCAAGAGTTAGGTTACTGGGGTGGAGTTCATAATGTAAGCAACCTAGGCGGTGGAGGTGATGATAACAACATGGTGGTTCCAATGCCACCTGGATATAATGTTTCTACTGCTAGTTGTGGAAACGGGAGTGGACCTCCTAGTAGTACAACTTACACAGATGCTGATGGAAACACAGTAACAGCGATAAAACAAGCTAGAAGGTGGAGACAGCACACGGGTAAGTTTCACATTATAGAAATTGTTGAAGAAATAACTGATGATGATGCTGACTTTAGCTCTAAAAATCCAGCAGTATGGGAAACAGAGCCAAAAGAAGATGTTGGAATGGATATTTATTATGAGGCTTCAAACGCTATACCAATAGAAATAAACGCATCTACAAACGAGTTGTTTGCACCATTTAATAGTTTAGTTAATCGATTAGGAAGTCCTTTCTCAGGAGAGTATAAGGTTACTGGTTGGAGTGAAAACACTGTTACGCTAAATAATCCTTTACCTAACGCACTTAGTGGTTCTAGATATAAGTTCACAAGACCAGACGGTTTTGTATCAACAGCTATATTACACGAGCCAATAGATGGAAATACTGGGCAACCTGTATTGTTTCCTAATACCGCATTTAATGTTAGTGTTTTAAAACTTAGGGGCTGGAAAGTAGCTGCATACCCAATAGTTAATGCTAACAACAACGATGCTCCACATAATCAGATATATACTTTATCTTGGTTTAATGCTTATGCGTTTGGAAATGGTATTGAATCTGATAGAATTAGAGATGATTTTAATCAATCTACACTGGCTAACGGTGTTAAAGCATCTACAGTATTAGCTGAGCAATATAAAGAAGAACATAGGAAAACAGGTTTAATACACTCTGGTATATACAACTCTACTAGTGGTGTAAACCAATTAAATCAATTTATAGCGGCAGAGAAAATAACTAAAGATATGAATCCTACTTATGGTAGTATTCAAAAGCTACATACAAGAGATTCTAATATAGTTGTGTTACATGAAGATAAATGTATGAAAGTATTAGCTGATAAAAGCGCTTTATTTAACGCCGATGGCGGTAAGAACGTAGCTATATCAGCAAACTTTTTAGGATCAGACGAGCCTTTTGCCACTAGATATGGAATATCTACAAACCCTGAATCTTGCGCCACAGATTTAGCTGGTAGATTATATTTTGCAGATAGAACTAGAGGAGCTGTTTTAAGGCTGTCTAACGATGGTATTACAAATATATCTGATTATGGTATGAACTACTGGTTTGGTGATAATCTAGGACCTCTAACACAGCAAATATTAGGTTCTTTTGACGACAAGAAAGAGGAGTATAATATAACTATAAAAGGTTTGTATCCAGTTGGTCCACCTAGTGATGATAAGTGTGGTTGTGATACTAACACTGTTAGCAGGAGTCAAGATCCTTACGATACAAGAAGCTTAGAAAACACTACTATATTAAGAACTCAAGGTAACTTAAACATTGGTAGTGTTAGTGTTGGTAACAGTGATTTTTATAATTCTGAAGTAACACTTAGTTTTAGTGAAAAAGCTAAAGGCTGGATATCATTCAAATCATTTGTTCCAGAAAGTGGAGTTAGTATTAACAACGAGTATTATACATTTAAAGATGGTGAGATGTATAAACACCACTCAAATAATAGCTATAATACTTTCTATGAAGATTTATTGGGTGATGACGCTTTTACTGAATCTAGCGTTACGGTTTTATTCAACGACGAGCCTGGTACTGTAAAAAGTTTTTCTACGTTAAACTACGAAGGATCACAAGCAAAAAATAAAGCTAATCTAACTGATAATGAGTACTACAACCTTGTAGATAGAGAAGGTTGGTATGTTAGTGATATTAAAACTAACTTACAAGAGTCAAACTATTTAGAATTTAAAGGTAAAGAAGATAAGTGGTTTACACATATTAAAGGTGATACTACTACTTTACAAAATCTAGATGAAAAAGAGTTTTCGGTTCAAGGCGTTGGAAGCTACATAAGAATGGAGGTTGTGGGTGAGGAAGCAAAACAAGAGGTATGTTTAACTATCACCCCAAACATTAATTGCGTTCAAGTACTTGGGTGTATGGATCCTAATGCACTTAACTATAATGCTAACGCAAATGTTGATGATGGTAGTTGTACTTATAAACCACCACCGCCACAACCGACTTATGGTTGTACTGATCCTACCGCAAATAACTATGACCCAAATGCAGCTATTGATGATGGGAGTTGTTTATATGGTAGCGGCGGGCCGGTTATGTGCCCATGGACTCATCTTGGAAGAGCCACGGATGCTAACTGGATTCCTACTCAAAACAATTATCCATATCCTTTACAAGGCTTTTATACCCAAGTAGCATTTAGTCGCGCGCAATATATTCCATCTAATCATGATATTACAGTTGCACCTTTTTACAGTTTTGTAGGAAATCCTTCAGGCAACATGGGTACGCTGTCTAACAATAGAAGAGTAACAGGATGGCATATAACTAAACCACAATACGTCGGGCCTCTTGACTCTGCTACAAACGCCTTGTTTAATTCTTATTGGAATATCACTGGTGCTGATGCTGGGCCTTTATCTGGATGGCAGTCTCCTATTATAAAATCGTGGAACGACGTTATCTCGACATTAAATGCAATGGGTATAGTATCGCAAACATTAACAAATAATGATGACTGGGATAATTTATATACTATATTTACTAATGCTATTGGTTTTCAACCTGTTTACGGACCATCTATTAATTGTTCTAATTTTTAATTAACCCCTATGGCAAATTACACAATAACAAGACATACTGAAACTGATCACAAGTACGGTTGTACTAGTTACTCAACAATACAAACCGAAGGTCAAGTAGCTACAGACGGTGGACCGTTAGACAGTACTGTTGTTTGGGATATAACAGCTGATCAGGGTTTTTCAATTTCAATAGATGATTTTAGTTTTACAGGGGCCTCTTCAATGAATGTGCCGGCAACAATACCAGCATCAACATCTTGGGAGAATCTGCCTAGTCCAATTTTATTTGCACAGATGGTTCAAATTTCTACAGTTTTAATTAGGGTTACTTTATACTTATCTCCAGATCCCACTCAACCTGGTTTTAATTTTGGTAATAGTTTTGTTATGCCTAGCACCGATGTAAATACCGTTGTAGCTATAGAGGGTTGTGCTAAGATAGCTGGACACTCTATGCGATTGTGGTTCAACGAACCGGCTGGCAATAATACTATAACAGAAATAACCGTTAATCCAGAGTTAGAAAATCGCTTAGCACAAACTGGAGATGGTGATGGTGGTTTAAAATCCCATGAAGTAGTTGGTATGCTACCACCACAACCCTTAGATAAAGTGGCTAGTAGTAGCGGTGATTATTTAATGAGTTATGTTGTAGTTGCTGAGAGTGGTTATAGATACAGATCAGCGCCAACTTTAACAATTAATAGTAAGCTTTATAACGTAGAAAGTTTTACTCAGTTAACTCCTAGTGAATATAAAGAAGGTGAAAATAACATAACAGGTGTAAGGTTTGAGATTTATAAAAAATAGATATGGCATATAAGAAATATAAAAAGGAAGAAGCAGTAAGAGTTGATAAGATTAAACTGGAAGCAGTAGAAGCTGTTGAGAAAAAAGAAGAGGCAACTAAAACTACTGAAAAAGCAACGGCTGCTATAAAAGAAGTTGATGGAGTAAGGCCTGCAAACCCTGATCAAAATGTATATGTTGCTAGTGGTGTAGATACTTACTCGCAACAAGGATTAACCGATCTAGGTATATATCTACCAATTGAAACCACTTCTCAAGAAGAAATACAGCGTATAATAGAAACTATTGAAGTTGCACCCGCAACACCAGTTGTTAGTTTTGACCTAAACTATGACGTAGAATTGATACCAGTTCCTGATATGGATAAAATATATTCTTTAACAACGGTTGAAAACAATATATGGGACAAACCTGATTTTGAATATGCTGATGATGATTCACAACAACCTTACGCGTTAAAAAACTTTATAAATCAAAATGGTAAAGATTTTAGCATATCCGTGAGTGGAGCAGAAGGAACTGAATTTAGATTAGCTATATTTAATGAAACAGATAACACATACTATAGTTGGGAGGAGGTTGATAGTGTTAATATAGACGCTACAACGTCTGAACAATCTATAATATCAAGTATTGGTTTTTATCACGGTGAGCGTTATTTTAGTGGCGTTATACCGGCGTCTGGTAGACAGATAGTGCCAGTTAGCATACCAGCTTCAAGTGGTGAGGTTTGTTATAAGATTGGTTTTGTAGAAGTAGATAGTCGAGATTTAATGGGTAAAGGAACCACTGATTATGGTAGTATACTACCTGTTTTTGGAATACCCAACCCACCTTTGTACAAGTTAACTCAGTTGCCACAATCATCAACAACAATAACTTTAAGTCAATCAGTTTTAAGTAGTAATATAACTGGAGCCTTAACAATAAGCCATCCGCCTGGATCGTTATTAAATAACAGTATATCTACTTTAGGTAAGTATGATATAAGTTTGAGTTTTAATCCTAGAGATAAAGTTTCATTATCCGCAAGCGCATCAAATGGTATATTAAATAATATACATATATTGGCAGATGATTTTTTAGATTCACAAACAGAGGTGTTAAGCATGGATTTAATAGCTAGTGTTAGCGATAGTAACCTATGTAAAATAGTTGGAACAATTACGCTAGGTAAATCATCTTTGAGACCATCAACTATAAACTTTGATACAGCAATGATATTTACAACAAACGCAGACCTAACATAAAACATAAAGCATGCCAATACTACAATTCACATTTGCACATCAATTAAACGTTTCAGCGCAGGTTGGAGACACAGCTTATTATGTACCAACATCTACGTCTGCTCAATTTCAAGTTAACTCGTCTGATATTATCGAGATAGGTAATATAACTTATGTTAGTCCAGATGGACTTGGGTTTTGGTGTAACACAACACTTTCTCCATCATCTTACCCTAGCTCCTCAGATTATATTTTCTTTTCCAAAGATAATAAAGCTAACCAAGCAAGTGTGTTGGGTTATTATGCAAAAGTACAACTAAAAAACAGTTCTAATACTAAAGCTGAGGTATATAGAATTAGTGCTGACGCGTTTGAAAGTAGTAAATAAACAGCAAAAACTGTGACTATATTAGGTATAAATTTAATTATGTCTAAAAATAAAATACAAAAAACCAAGCACGAATTATCTAGTGATTTTAGACAAAAAATTACTAAGCTAGAGCAAACCATGATTGCTAGTGCTGATGGTGAAAATATTATTGCTGGTACTAAAGATAAACCTATAGTTACTAACAGTAATAAAATACCTATTAAACATTTCTTTATGGAGGGTGTATATGTTAGAGAGATGACAATGTTTGAGGGTACAGCTGTTGTAGGAGCTATTCATAAACATTTACACATGTGTTTTTTATTATCTGGATGCTTAACAGTTACAGATGAAAATGGAACTAAAGATTATATAGCACCATGTTATATAATATCTAGTCCAGGAATTAAAAGAGTATTATATGCTCACGAAGATTCTGTGTGGTACAATATTCATCAGAACCCTACAAACACAGAAGATGTAAAAGAAATAGAAGAAAATTTAGTTGCAATAAATTATAAAGAATATGAAAAATATATTAACGAAAAATAATAAGATATGGGATTTGTAGTAACAGCAGCCGTCGTAGGTGGTACTGTTGGGTTAGCAAAACTCGGTATGTCTTTAGGTGGCCGTAAAAAAAGAATAGCTGAGCAGAAGGCGGCTAAGAAAGAAATGGAGGCATCGAAAAAAGCGTACGCAGCTTTAGATGTTAGTAACACTTTTAAGAACATGGAGAATAAAATGGAAGATCTTACTATCAATCAAAAAGGTGCTCAATTCGAGGCTGAAAAAGGAGCTCAAAGTAGAGCTAATACTATGCAGCAATTACAAGGTGCAGCTGGTGGGTCTGGTATTGCAGCTTTAGCACAACAAATGGCTAACTCAGGACAGCTAGCAGCTCAAGCGGCTAGTGATAAAATAGCTACACAAGAAGCTGCTAATCAAAAAGCGGCGTCAAAAGAGGCTGCAAGTTTACAAATGAAAGAAAGAGAAGGTGAAGCTGTTGCTCAACAAAGACAAATGGATAAAACCGGAACACTGCTTGGAATGTCGCAACAAAGAACTGCTGCTGCTAATCAAGCAAGAGCAGATGCTAAAGCGGCTCAAATGGGTGCTATTGGTGATATTGGTGGTGCGGTTGTTGGAGGTTTAACTGGTGGTGTTGGAAAATAAATTAAAAAAATAGATTATGGCAAGTGATACTAACTTAATTCAAGGAGCTGCTGCGGCTTACAAAGACAGAGACGCAGCTGGTATGAAACGAGCTGGTATGGGGTTAGATAAAATAACCGCAGCGGCTAACGCGTGGCGTGACACAAAAATAGCAGAACAAAAAGCTGAAGACAAAAAAATTGAAGCTCTTCAAACTAAACTGAACGAACAGATAACAACCGAAGCCGCAACATCTAAGGCTTTAGGAAAATCAGAATACAACGCCTTTAAAAAAGATGCTAGAGCAATAAGAGATAGGTTGTTAGAAGCTAAAAGAAGTGGAGATATTGATGCGCAGCAAGACGCTCAAATAGAGTTAAATGAATTAATGACTAACTCTCAAAAACTTAAAGATAGTTATGAAGCTATTGGTGAGAGTATTCCAGAACTAGACATGAAGGCTATGACACAAGAGGGTAGGGATGCTTTTGAAAACTTTAAAAACAATCCAACTAGAGAACATTTTAGAAATGAAGATGGTGAAGATGCTTATAGATGGCAGGTGTTAGACGAAAATGGTCAACCAGTTCAAGACACTAACGAAGATGGTTCACCTAAAGTTGACCCTGACACTCAACAACCAGTTTACAAAACACAATCATATACTCCAGATCAAATAAATGATCTTGGTGTAATGCCACAAACAGCAAACGGTAAACTTTTAAAAGACTTTGAGTTAGAATTAGCTGAAAACTATGAAGCTGGAGGTAGTATGGACAAAGCTATTAACGTAAGAGATGTAAGAGCAAAAGTAGCAGATCTTATACCAAAAACTCCAGAAGCACTTAGAAGCTGGGCTAAGAGTAATCCTACTGAAAACCATAAGCTAAACGTTGGAGGTTATTTATTAGATAATATATCTAGATTAGGTAACTATTCTGATTTAGGTGTTGTGTTTGAAAATTTAGAAGGCGTTGAAGATAAGCAAAAAGAAGGAGAACCCGGTTATGGTGTTATAGATGAAAATGACTTAATAAGTGATGAGGATAAAGGTAAACTTGTCGATGCTATAATGAATGCTGATTACCCGGACATATCGCACGGTATATTAACAGAAGTTTATACTAACATAACTTATAATAGAGCAATTGGTAAAGAAAACTACGATTATGACGACGGAGCGGATAACATGCTAGACGGATCATCTGCTGAAACACAAGATGAGAGAGATAAAGTTTTAACTGAAAAACAAAAGACAAATTTAGTTGAGTTAAAGAAAGATCCTAAACCAGGAGAAACACCGAAAGCTATGGCTAAAAGATTAGACATGGATGTTAAAGATACTATATGGGATGAGGAGACTCAAAAATTTATAAGTATACAATCATTGTACGCCACAGCGGCAAATAAGAAGGCAATAGGAGATACATCAAAATTTTAAAATAATATATAATGGCATATAACGAAGAAGCTTTAGACTACGCTTATAATGATTTTAAGCAAGGTGGTTATTCTAAATCTAAAGAGGAGTTTGTTGAACTATTGGGTTCTAATGAAGAGGCTTTTAAAATGTCTTACGATTCATTTAAACAAGGTGGGTACGCAAAAAGTGCTGAAGAATATAGTACTTTGCTTGGGTTAACACCAGCAGCCCAAGAAGACTTTCCAGCAGACGAAGAAGTAAAGGAAGATCCATCACAGGAGGATGTCACTGTGGAAGGAGAAGATGGGGCATCCGAATCTGGGGATACTTCTTCGGAATCACAAGAGACTGAAGAAGGGTTTGATTATGAGGCTGAAAAATTTAAAACAGAAGAAGATCTTAAAAAAGAAGACGATGAGTTTTATGAAGCTTGGAAAGAAATTAATCCAGACAGTAATTTAACTAGGGAGGAGGTTACAACTGAAAAGAAAAAAAGAGACGCAAAAGACGAGGAAGAACCAACAGCGGATATTGATACTTCTGACCCATTGATGAGACCCTATTTGATGGATGAAAACCAGTTAATAGCACAACCATCTTCAACAGCGGTTCCTCAGCTTAACGAAGGAGAGCAAGAAGAAAGAACAAGAAAAGGAGTTGAAAAAGAAAATCTAGAAAAACAAGCGTTAACCGATTTAAACAATTACAAGAAAAAACATAGACATCAGTTTCAAGAAGTTACTAGTAATTACGACCCTAATTTTCCTACACCCGATGGTAACATAACATTAGCCCCAGTGGGTACCGCTATAACAAAATCAATGAATGAAAAGTTGGTATTGGGTATGATAAAGAATAATAAAGAAATTCAAGAAGTTATTATTCCGAGTCTTTATACTGATAATAAGAAAGAAATTGAAAATAAAATACAAGAATTAAGAAGTAAATACGGAGATGGTACTAACTTCTATTCTGAGGCTGACTATGCGGAAGCACAGGGAGAATTAAACTCTTTTGTTTCTAGCTTTTTATTTGAACACCCAAGATATGTTGAGATTGTAAATCAATACTCAAACGCTATGAACAAGCTGAATCTTAAAGATAATTCAGCATACCAAGTAGATAAAAATACTCCTCCGTGGTTGAAAGGTTTAGAAAGGTTTGGGCGAAAAAGTCCTCTTAATTTTCTTAATTTATCTCCAATGGCAGCATACAGCACGGCTCACAGCATGGGTACGGGTATGTTTGGTCATGTTTCAAAATTAAAAGAAAAATATGATTGGGGGCCAAGGTATGAAAAACATCAAAGAAACCTACAAAGAGCAGAGCAAGAAGGTTGGGATGATAGTAAAACTGGTTTTGTAAACGAGCAAGGAGACTTTAAACCCTTGGCTTCTAAGAGAGATGATTATAGAACCCCAACAACTTGGGGTGAGGCTAAGAAAAACATGCAAAAGATTCTTAACAAGAACCAAGACGACTTTAAAAGGGATCTAATGATTATTCAAGAGCGTCGCGCTAAAGAGGGGGCTTTTAAAAAAGCTTCGTTTGAAAGATTTGCTTCTGGAGAGCATAGTTTAAAAGAGTTGGGTTTAATGATATCAGAACAAGGACCAAATATGATCGCAGCCTTAGCGTCTTTTGGTGCTTTACCAGCCATGAGTGAGGGTGCTACTATTTACGAAACTTTAGTAAGAGATGCCGCTAAAGAAAAGTATGGTTTACTATTTAAAGAACCTACAGCAGAGCAAATGTATCAAGTTTTAATGGATGATACAGGAAACAAAATGGCTGATACAGCTACCGCTTCAACCGTTGCTATAGCTGGATTAGAGTATATTGGCGCTAGAACAATGATGCCCGTATTTAAAGACGCTATAGGATCTTTGTTAAAGGGTCAATTTAAAAGATCGTTAAGAGGATTAGCTAATACTGGTCAAAGTATGGCTTTGGGTGGTTTTACAGAGGGTTTAACTGAGGGTTTGCAAACAGTAGTATCTAGTATGGCGACGGGTCATTGGAGAGCTGAAGAATTTACTGAGGCTATTGGAATGGGTACTGTAATGGGTGTAATAATGCCTTTTGGTGGAAGTGTAGTTACTCAAACCTCAAGAGAACTTAGCGAAAGTATAAAAATAGTTGCTAGTAGATATGATAAAAAGGTTTCAGATAAAATGTTTAACAACCACCAGTCTTTATTAGATGAAGCTTTGAAGACGGGGCAGATAGACATGCAGGAATACAAAGAAAAAACGGAGGCGTTAGCATCTGTAAGAAATAGCAATAACAAAATACCTAAAAATCTTAACGAAAAAGAAAAAACTGAATCTATAGATTTACTTATAGAAAAAGAAACTATAGAAAAAGAAACAGAAGGCAAAGATAAAAACCTTGTTGTAAAACAAAGTGAGAGAGTAGAGGCTATAGACAATAGATTACAAGAAATTGGTTCTGAAGCACAGTTAAGATCTGTAAAGAAAATAGCCGAACAGGTAGAAGAAAAAACAGGTAAAAAAATAAATATACGTAAAGGTAATACAAAAGATCAAAAGGCTTTTCTTGAAGAGCAAGAGGGAGATGAAATACAGTTCAGCAAAGGTGTTGTTAATTTTATGAAGGAAGTTATAGCTGACCCAACCTCTACAAATGAAGAAGTAGCAGAAGCAAGGGCTATATTAAGAGCACAGAGAAAAGGAGATAGACAACGTTTAAACGCTATAAAAGGAGGCTCTACTAACTACGGTAGCATGATACCCGTGCTTAATGAAAACGGAGAGGTTATAAGTTTTGACATGTTTATAAACGAGGAAACTTCTATGCAAGATGGTATGGTCAACACCGCTGCTCACGAAATGTTTCACGCCATGTTGTTTGCTACGCTCAAAGGTAATACTGAAACACAAATGGATTTTGGTCAAGGCGTATTGAGTGCTATGGAAAATGGTGGCATGCAGCTGAAACCTGGTAGTAGTTTAGCCGCTAGAATGAGTATGTATTCTCCAGAAGAAGGTTTAGGGGAAGAGGTCGCAACATTAACTTCAGAAGCCATGTTAAATGACGAGGTTGATATAAACGAAACTGGTTTTGACATACTAGGGAATATGTTAAGAAGATTTTCACAAAAACATCTTGGTGTTTTGGGTGGTATAAAGTTTAACACAAACAAACAAATATTTAATTTCCTTAAAGATTATAATAAATCTATAGAAGATGGTAAGGGGTTAAACAAAGCGATGTTAAAAGCCTTTACAAAAGGAGTTAAAGGTAAGGTAATAAAAGGATCTAAAGAAGCTAAAGCGCAAGTTATGGGTTCTAAATCTGGATTTGCTCAAGATGAGATTATTAAAGATTTAGGTTTAGCCTCAAACACTGCTGATATTGTTTCTAGAAACGAATCTATAGAAAAAGATATTATAAAAGAAGGTGTTAAAGATGACAAAGGTAATATAATAGCATCTACAGCAAACCAAAGGAGATTAGCCGAAAATAATTTACCTAGAGCTTTTGCTCTGGCTAGACAAGCTGCTAATAAAGGAAATGATCTTACGTTAGAAGAGGGTTTAAAAATGAACGACGTTATGGAGTTTTTTAGTGAATACTCTTTAAAACTTACTGAGTTAGCTAGAACGTACAAAGCTCAAATGATAGATCCTAAAACTGGTAAAATTATAAAAGTACCGTTTGGTGCTTATATGAACTCGTTGCTACCATTAAAGTATTCTGGTATATTAGACAAGCTTAAAAGTAAAGTTGAAACATCTAGCATGTCAGATGAAACAACTGCTAAAACAGTTGCTAAAAAGTTTGCTTCAAATACAGAACTTTCTAACACGGAAGTTGAGGGTAAAACTGTAGCTTTAAATTCTATTAACGAAAACAAAGTTCAAAAGCAATTAGTTAAAATAGCTAAAGGAATAGAGTTACTTGGGGGGTTACGTAAATACAAAGACGTTAAAGGCGAGCTAGTTGCGCACCGTAAGTTTATGAAAGACGGTACTGAAATAACTCCAAAGCTAAAAGCTCAATACAAAAAAGATGGTAAAAAACCGCCTAAAGAATTAAAATCTCTACGTGAACCAATAGGCGAGTTATACGGTGGGCTAGAAGCTGTAGCTAGTATATTTGGTAAAGATATTGCTATTAGAATTTTACGAGAACAAGATCTTACTACTGAACAACGAAGATCAGCTCAAGATAAAATATTACAATATACCCCAGAGATAATAGCTATGATGCCATTTGGCACGACAGCTAGTGGTGATGCTACTGGCGTTGCTAATACTAAATTAAGTATATTTTATAAAAAACTGGCTAGAACCAAAATGAAAAATACTGGTACTGGTAAAGGTTTAGCTACACAACAAAAACAAAATATAGATCCTACTAAATTTAGAGAGTTAGTAGGTCTCGTGAGAGGCGGTAGAATAAACAACACGTCAGTAGACGGTGCTATTAGAGCTATTATAGTTCAAGTTGCCGCTATAGCCAACAATCAATCTATAAGACAAACGCACGGTCCACAAACATTATCTTTAAAAGATGGTAAAGCATCTACAATGTGGAGTAAAAGATTTACGGGTGATGGTACTATAGAGGGAGATATGAGTCTTTTAATGTTACAGGAAAACGTTTCTTATCAAAAACTACTTCAATCTAAAATAGATGCTCTTGTTAAAGATGGTTTAATGACAAGGAAAGAAGCTGAAGAAACTTATGGTTCTATAGACATGAACTCAGAAGAAGGAAGAGCTGACATGCTAAATTGGGTGTATAATAATATGAGTAATTATATGCCTTGGTCTTTCTTTAATCACACTGGTAATTGGACTGGTACGTTTACAACTGTTAAAATTGATAAAATACCGAAGAAAGAATGGCGTAAAAAACGAGATGATTATTCTGTAAGATCTTTTAAAAAACCTTATGCTGATTTAACTAAAGATCAAAAAAAGGTAGTTGAGAGAAAAATGACAAAAGATAATTGGCCTGGAGAAATAACTGAGAAGAAACACAAGGGTAATCTTCTGTTTAAAGACGCTGTAGAGTTAAAAGAAGCTCAACAAGCGTTTATAGACAGTGGTGCCGCTTGGAATGGTGAGAATATATCAGAACAAGATAAAACCGATATTGCTAATGCGTTAAAAAGAACAACTCAAAACGAAAAAAATCTTAAAGATAAAAAAGCCAAAGCTAGTAAGAGAAGGGGTGTAAAATTAATATGGGGTATATTTGAGCAAATGGTTCAAGATAACCCAGCTAATTTAAAATACATAGCGGCTCTATTGTCGTCTTCAGCTTCTCAACAAGGACATTTTATGAGAACTGGTTCTGATTTTGCTTTCTTAAACACTTTAAGTGGTAAAAACGTAGAAGAACACACGCAGGCTGCAACCGCTTTTGGTAGATTTTTGTTTAGTAGATTAGCAGAAGGTAGTTTATCAGAAAACATAGATGTTGCTTTGGAGTCTTATTTTCAAGGTTCTTTACCAAAAATATATGATAATAAATTAAAAGGTGACACTTGGAGTTATCAAAGTGATGCCGGTAGATACACATGGGGAGTTTTAACTGGACAGATGAACATCTGGGTTAGATACTTTAATCCGGACGTCAACAACAATAACGGTGGTATTGACCCTAATGTAATAGTTTTATCAAACGGTAAAACGTTGGCTCAAGAATATGGAGTTGATACTAAAGGTGAGGTTACACCTGAAATTTTAAAACTACAACAAGAAACCTTGTTTAGATTGTTTAGTGGTGAAATTGACGTTAACGATGCTAGATTAACTATGGAAGCTTTAGTTAAAGTAAACAGAAAACCAGGTATTGAAGAGGCTGTTATTTTGGATAAGGCTAGAAAAAAAGCTAGAGTTTATGCTTCTAAGCCAGCTAAAGGAATTACAGTTTTAGATTTTGATGATACGTTGGCTACAAGTAAATCTTTAGTTATATCTACGTCACCTGATGGTGCGGTTAGAAAGCTAACGGCTGAAGAATTTGCTCAAGAGGGCGCTGATTTATTAGATCAAGGTTGGACACATGATTTTTCAGAATTTAGTAAAGTTGTGGATGGTAAAGTTGCATCGCTGTTTAATAAGGCAATGAAATTACAAGGTAAATTTGGTCCTGAGAATATGTTTGTACTAACAGCAAGACCTGCTGATTCTGCCCCAGCTATATTTGAGTTTTTAAAAGCTAATGGTTTAAATATACCATTAAAGAATATTACTGGTTTAGCAAATTCAACGCCTGAGTCTAAGGCACTTTGGATAGCTGATAAAGTTGCTGAAGGATATAATGACTTTTATTTCGCAGACGACGCTTTACAAAACGTGCAAGCTGTAGATAATATGCTAGAACAATTTGATGTTAAACGTAAAGTTCAACAAGCTAAAATACAATTTAGTAAAAGGTTAAACCCTGAGTTTAACAATATATTAGAAGGATCAACCGGCGTTGAATCTCAAAAACAATTTTCTGATGCTCAAGCAAAATTAAGAGGTCAAAAAACTAAATACAAATCTATAATACCAGCATCTGCTCAGGATTTCCAAGGATTATTATATAACTTCTTAGGTAAAGGTAAGAAAGGAGAGGCCGATATGGTTTTCTTCAAAAAAGCTTTAATAGATCCATTTGCTAGAGGTATTAATGAGTTAAATGCGTCAAGACAAACAGCTGCAAATGATTTTGAAAATTTAAATAAAAAATTCCCTGATGTTAAGAAGAAACTTAACAATAATATAGAGGGCTTAGACTATACTTACGATCAAGCTATGAGAGTTTATCTTTGGAATAAAGCCGGTTTTGAGGTTCCTGGTTTGTCTAAAAGAGATTTAGCAGCTTTAACTAGTATAATAGAAAATAATCCTGAAATGAAAGTTTACGCTGACGCTATAGGTTTAATTTCTAAAAAAGAAGATGGTTATTCGCAGCCTAAAGACTATTGGTTAGCTGAAAGCATTGCTTCTGACTTATTGAGTGATGGCGCGATTGGAGATAAAAGATCTGATTTCCTTGCTGAATGGATAGAGAATAAAAACATGATATTTTCTCCTGAAAATCTAAACAAAATAGAAGCTATATATGGTTCTAAGTTTAGAGAAGCTTTAGAAGACATGTTATATCGTATGGAAACTGGTAGAAACAGACCAATGGGTGGTGGTAGGTTAGTAAACGGTTTTATGAATTGGACAAACAACTCTGTTGGTGCAATCATGTTCTTGAACTTACGTTCTGCTACACTACAAACTATATCGGCTGTCAATTACGTTAATTGGACTGACAATAATCCGGCTAAAGCAGCCGCAGCATTTGCAAATCAACCACAGTTTTGGAGAGACTTCTCTTATATATTTAATTCTGATTATTTAAAACAAAGAAGATCTGGTAATCAAAGAGGTGTAAATGAGGCAGAATTATCTGAAGCAGTAGCTGGTAGTGATAATAAAGCTAAAGCGGCTATAGCTTGGTTGCTTAAAAAAGGGTTTACACCAACACAGATTGCAGATAGCTTTGCAATATCTATGGGTGGTGCTACGTTCTACAGAAATAGAATTAAAAAGTATGTCAAAGAAGGTATGACTACAGAGCAAGCTGAAAAACAAGCGTTTTTAGATCTTCAAGAAACAACAGAGGTAAACCAGCAATCAGCTAGACCTGACATGATATCTCAGCAGCAAGCGTCTCCACTTGGTAGATTAATATTAGCATTCCAAAATACCCCTATGCAGTACGCTAGGATAATGAACAAAGCCACTAGAGATTTAGTAAATGGTAGAGGTGATTATAGAGCTCATGTATCTAAGATTGTTTATTATGGTTTTGTTCAGAGTATAATATTTGGTGCTTTACAATCTGCATTGTACGCTTCGCTTGGAGACGATGATGAAGAAGATTTCGGCAGAAAGAAGGAAAGAATATTAAATCAAATGGTAGATTCTTGGTTAACTGGTATTGGTTATGGTGGTAAAGCTATTGGAACAATGAAAAATACCATTATGGAGTACCTAAAGCAAAGAGACAAGGGTTTTAACTCTGATCATGCTTACACATTGTTAACTCTACTTAGTTTCTCCCCACCAATAGGATCTAAACTACGTAAGATATATTCATCTATACAAACTGAAGAATTCAATAGAGGTGTTTTCAGTAAAAGAGGATTTACTTTAGATAATCCTATTTGGTCTGGTATTGGTAATGTTGTTGAAGGCCTTACAAATATTCCGCTTGGTAGGATATCTAATTTAATGTTACAACTAGATAACGCTATGGATCCTGCTCACAAATGGTGGCAACGTGTTGCCTTGTTATTAGGACAAAACACTTGGGACTTAGGAATTAAAGATCCAGATATCGAAGCTGCTAAAGACGAGGTAAAAGAAGAAAAGAAAATAGAGTCTAAGAAGAAAGCTAAGATCAAGAAGGAGCAGAAGAAAAAAGAAAAAGAAGAAGAGAACAAAGCTGTAATAGAAGAGAACAAAAAGAAAAGTAAGAAAGACGGTATTTGTTCTGCTGTAAGTAAAAGTGGTAAAAGATGTAAAACTAAAGTTGTTGATGGTAAACTATTTTGCACTGTACACGAGTCTACTACTAAAAGATCTGACGGTAAAGAAGTTCAGTGTAGAAAACGTAAAGCAGACGGCAAAAGATGTAAGATGAAAACGACAAACAAAAGCGGGTATTGTTACTACCACGATTAAGTAAACAATTGAAAAAATAAGTGATAATATAAAGATGGTAAGAAAACTAATAATATTGCTACTGCTTATATCTAATATAACTGTAGCGCAAACATTTGGTAAAGAAGAGATTAAAAGCTTATTAAAGTATTCTACTTTTTACACAGCTGTTAACGGTGGAACATCACTTTCTGATGTTGATGTATTTTCTGTAGATAATGGTTTATCTACACAGACTATATCAACTCCTTATGATTATAATTTTACCATAGGATTGCGTAAGATTGCAAGGTTTGGCTATGAAAACAAAGCTCAAACATTTTATGATGGCACGGAATCTAATTACAGTGATGCGGCCACTGTCGGTAAAGTTAAGGGGGTTGAGTACTTATTTGAGGTTGATTACAAAAGACAAGAAGGTGTTGACTATATGGATCAACATCATTTTATTAGATTTAGCTCTGACGATGGTTGTCCAGATGAACTGTGTATAAACTTTTTTGCTTTAAAGATAGAGTATTTAGAAGATGGTTTTGCAGATATTAAATATTTTGAAGCATCGGAAAGATATAGACAACGTAAAAGTAAAAACCTATCATGGAACGTTGGGTTAACGCATAGACTTGCTGAGCCTTATGGTTATAACGCTTTGGATGAGTGGATGTTAGACAACGGTGATTTACATTATACATATTTAGCTTTACAGGAAGGCTACGAAGTTGATGTGTATAGCAACTCATATTACTCTCCTTCTGGAGAACTTGTAGCTACTAGCGCTGAGGTTTGGGAGGCAGTTGTAGTGCCTCAAGTGCTAGCTGATTACACTGAAAAGAAAAGAAATGAATTAAAGAAAACTATACAACATTCTTTTGTTGTTGGTTTTGATTACTATAAGTACTCTAAGAAAACATGGATGCACGCTTGGGGAAGTTTAATGCCTTATCATTATGATGATGGCAGCGAATTTAGCTACCACAATTATGTTGACGGTCAATGGTATGATTATTCTGGTGGATTAATATACGGAATAAAAGTAAACAAAAACTTAGGATACTTTGTGGAAGGAAAATACAATAAGTACTGGAATAGAGAATGGTACGACTTTAAATTAGGATTAAA